CAGCGCCTTCCTCACCAAGGCACCGTGGTGGCCCGCGCACTTCCGCATGAACGCCGCAGCCCTCGCCGCGTTCGAAACTCCACCAATCCTCCGCTTCTCCCGCGAAGCACTCAACGCCCACAGGGCACGACTCACCGAACACCAGGAGACCCGATGAAGACCTCACCCACCAAGTTCCTCGTAGCCGCAGCGACGTGGAAGCAGATCCTGCTCTCGCTCGGCCTCGCGCTGATCGGCGCAGCCGCCTTCGCGACCAGCTACGAGCACCAGACCCAGTTGGCGATCGCCGCCGGATCCTCCGCCACCACCGCGCCCCTGTTCCCGGTCCTCATCGAGGCGGCGATCGTCGTCGCGATGCTCGTCCTCATCTGGTGGCCGGACCTCGCCGAGAAGGTGATGCGTCAGACATGGCGGGCCATCGGCTTCTGGACACTCCTGTCAGCCCTCGGCAACGCCGGCTCCACCTTCACCAAGGCCCCCGACACCATCGGCATCCCCATCTGGATGGCCGTCGCCGTGAACGTCGTCCCCACCATCACCCAGTACTTCGTCCTCCACATCGCCCACGCTGCCCTCGCGCGCGACCAACTCGCCGCCAAGCAGAACCGCGCAGCCAGCCTCGCCGGGAACCTCTACCAGACCGCAGCACGCAAGATCGGACTACCCACCACCACCCCGGACACCGCCACCACAAAGCAGCCCACCACCACAACCTCACCGCGCTCGCGGAAGGATTCGCCCGCGCGTGAGAAGCCGGAGGGTGCCGCGCCTGTCGCCGAGTTCATGCGCCTGGCCGACGAGGAGAAGCTCTCGATCAGGGAGATCGCGAACCTCACTGGGTGGGGCAAGTCGACCGTGGCCAAGGCGATCAGTGATGAGCGCCAGAAGGCCCGCCCTGAGCTTCGCGTGGTGGGTGGATAGCGCGACACGCCGACACGGTCGTTGCGTCAATGCCGCGACTGGTCGGAAATGCATGCACAATCTGTAACTAAGTTCTGGGTGCTGCTCACCCGGGAACGACTGGCCTCGCGAAAGCGGGGCCTTCGTCGTTTCACGGCCAGCCCCTCCATCCTCTTGCCAGCGCCGCCGGGACACACACACGTCTAGGACTCAGGCCCCGAGCGCAGCGCTGGCACCTCTCAGGAAGAGCACCCACCGCGAGGAGGGCGTCATGGCCAGTTCGAGCGTGCGCGACGGCAAAGGCCACCGCGCCTATCGCCGTCAACAGGCGGCGCTGAGGCGTCGCACCCGCGCAGAGAACCTGCCTTGCGGCTACGGATCGATGCACGGGTGGGGATGCGGCGAGCCGATCGACACCGAACTCCCGTCGAAAGACGCGATGAGCTTCACCGCAGATCACGACCAGGCACTCGCCAACGGCGGCAAGCTCGTCGGCCAAGTGCTCGTACCGATGCACCTCCGCTGCAACTCCCGCAAGAGCGACCACGCGCCCGTCGAGATTTGGGCAGCGACTTGACTCAAGTCTGGTCGTCGTACTCGACTTTTCCCTGCATGGCGGTGATCAACGAGCTCATGCCGTTGATCGCGTTGTCCTTGCTGGTGTACGTCTCACTGGTGACCAGAGTCTGACCGTTCCCGGCCACGACGGTGAAGTAGTACGGCTGGCTCATGCTGGTCGACCGCTTCAGCTTGATCGCGCCCATAGTGTCCTCCTCATCGAATGATGACGAGAGGCTATCCGGTCGCCGTCGCACCGCGCCAGACCTGAGGAGCAGCACCGTGACTGAAGCACTCCTAGTAGTGGTGGTGCTCCTGCCTGCCGTGCTCCTTCGAGCCTGTCGGCCGGGACCGATCCCTCGCACGCGCACCACTTGGTTCGACATCTATCCCACCCTCAAGCGTCGCTCTCGACCGAGCGAGTAGAGGCCGAAGAGTCACCGCCCGGGCGATGCTGAAAAAATCCAGCATCGCCCGGGTGCTGCCCACCTCCCGCACGGTCCTGGCGGTCCTCTCCGCAGGTTAAAACGACCCATGGGGGAATTTCTGACCAAGGGGGAGTGATGGGACGACCCAAAGCCCCCTGTGGCACCGACGCCGCGTACCGCCGACACCTCCGGGAAGGCGCCAAGCCCGACGCGAAGTGCCGCCGAGCACACACCGAAGCTGGCCGCCGCACATCACGCCGCGAGCAGCCAAGCAAGCAGCCCCCCGCGGCTCCGTCGCCACCCGCCACCCATACGGACGACGCGGAAGCCGACCTCAAGCTCATCGTCGACACTCTCCGCGAGTCGTTCAAGAAGGTCGCTGAAGAAGACCCCGTCCGCATCGCCCCGCTGGCACGAGAGTTCCGAGCCGCCGTCGAGGCAAAGCGTGGCCAGGTGGAAGCGCCGAAGGAGCTGAGCCTTGCCGACCAACTCGCTCAAGCTCGCGCCGCTCGGGCTGCAAGAACCACGGGTAAGAGCGCTTCCGCTTAGCCGCGTCGACACCCTCCTCGACGACGTCCTCGACATCTGCGACTTGGCAGGCATCGAGAGCGACCCGTGGCAGGAAGCCGCGCTCGAGGCGATCGCCTCCATTGACGCTGACGGCCAGTGGGCCGCGACCGAGTTCGGTGTGCTCGTCTCCCGCCAGCAGGGCAAGGGAAACATCCTTCTGCCGTACGAGCTCGCGCACCTGTTCCTCTGGGCGCGCGAGGACGGTGCACCGAAGCTCATCGGTCACACCGCCCACGAAGGCCCGACCGCTCGCGAAGCGTTCCGCCGAGCCCGCCGCGTCATCCTCGCCTCGCCGAGCCTGCGCGCCGAACTCGTCGGCGGCGGGAAACAGACCGCACAGGGTGTGACCGGTATCTCGACCGGCAACGGCAACTGGTCGATCGAGTTGAAGAACGGCAACCGCCTCGTCTTCTTCACCCGCACCGGTGCGGCCGGCGTCGGCGTCTCCTTCGACGTGCTCATCGTCGACGAGGCCCAGCACTCACCGCTCACGATCCTCGAAGCCCTCCTGCCCGCGACGGACGCGAGCCCCAACAAGCAGGTCCTCTTCACCGGCACCGTCCCGAAGGAAGACCAAGACGGCGAGTACTTCGAAGGCCTGCGCGATCGCGGCCGGGGCGTCGCGCTTCTACGCACGGGATGGATCGAGCACACTCCCGTCGGCTCGGATGACCCTGACACCGCGAAGAAAATCGACCTCGGACACATCGACGTGTGGCGGCAGTCAAACCCCGGCTTGGGGATCCGGCTTGCGCTCAAGACCATCGAGGACGACTGGGACCGCATGGGGCAGACCAGCCCTGAGGCTTTCGCCCGACAGCGTCTCTCGATATGGCCCGCCCGCAAGAAGGTTGCGGCCGCGAAGCTATCCGAGCTCGACCTCGAGGTTTGGAAGCGCCACGCGCGCGAGGACGCCGGCGTCACCGGCGACGGCGTTGTCCTGTCCCTCGCGCTCGGTCGCGGAGGCGGATACGGGACCATCGGCAAGGCCGTGCGCGTCGACTCCGACAACATCGCCGTCGAGCACGCTCACACCGAGGCTGGCACCCGCTGGATCGCGCCCATGCTCAAGAAGCTGAAGGCCGAGCATGGCAACGCGCTCGTCGTCCTCGACGCGAAGAACGCGGCCGCAGTTATCTCGTCCCTTGACCGGGCCGGAGTGAAGTACCTGGCGATGAACCTCGACGAGATCGCCGCCGCGCACACGCTCTTCATCGAGCACGTCAACGCGGGCCTCGTCCCTCACCGTCCGCAGGAGGAAGTGACGAAGTCGCTCCAGCTCGCGACCACCCGCAATATCGGACGCGCCGGCGTCACGTGGGAACAGTCCGACCCGGCCAAGCCCGTCACACAGGCGCAAGCCGTGACCTGGGCAATGTGGGGCGTCCTCAAATCCGAGGCGACGCCCAAGAAGGAAACCCCGGCGCCGCCAGCTGCGGCGACCCTCAAGCGCGACGACATCGCCCGAGATGAAGTGAACCTCGCCACCGTGCGATTCTGACGAAGGAGGCCGCCTTGCCCGAGATCGGATATCAGGCGGACCGCACCATCGTCGGATGGAGCTCCTTCGCCTCCGACTACTCCCACGAGACCAACCCCGACCTGCAGTGGCCCAAGTCGATCGACGTCTTCGACCGCATGCGTCGCGAGGACCCCCAAGTGAAGTCGGTCCTTCGTGCGGTCACCCTCCCGCTGCTGCGCACGGACTGGGTGATCGACGGTGCGGGATGCCGGCCTGAGGTCATCGCCCACATCGCCGGCGACCTCGGACTGCCCGTGAAGGGGGAGGCGTTCGTCGCTCCCCTGCGCACGAGGGACCGCTTCTCGTTCAAGGAGTTCCTGCGACTGGCTCTCCTCGAGCTCGTCTACGGGCACTCGTTCTTCGAGCAGGTCTACGATCAGTCCTCCGGCTCCACCCATCTCGCGAAGCTCGCATGGCGCCCGCCACGCACGATCGCTGACATCGAGGTCGCACGCGACGGTGGTCTCGTCGGGATCCGCCAGCACGGCGTCGACCAACTCATCGGCGTCGACCGCCTTGTTGCGTTCGTCAACGAGCGCGAGGGCGCGAACTGGGTGGGGGAGTCCCTCCTCCGCTCGGCCTACAAGATGGCCATCCTCAAGGATCGCCTCCTGCGCATCCAGGCACTCGTAGCCGACCGCAACGGGCTCGGCCTCCCGATCTACACCAGCCCCGCGCCGGCAGAGGGCGCCTCTTTCGAAGAGGTGAAGACCTGGCTCGACGAGCAGATCGCCAACGGCCTCGCGATCGCCAGGAACGCGCGCGCGGGCGAGACGGCCGGGGTGTCTCTTCCCTACGGTGCCAAGCTCGAGTTCGGGGCGGTTACCGGCAAGCTGCCGGACACCGAGAAGCCGATCCGCTACTACGACGAGCAGATCGCCCGCGCCGTGCTCGCCCACTTCCTCAACCTCGGCACCGAGACCGGATCATGGGCGCTCGGCTCCACCTTCGCCAACTTCTTCACAGACTCGCTCAACGCCGTGGGTCAGCAGGTCGCGGACGTCGTCAACCAGCACGTCATCGAGGACATCGTCGACCACAACTGGGGCCCGACCGAACCGGCACCACGGCTCGTCGCGACGGCCATCGGTGAGCAGCAGCCCGTCACCGCCGAAGCGATCAAGGCACTCATCGAGTGCGGCGCGCTCAGCCACGACTCTGCGCTCGAGGAGTTCCTGCGGGCGAAGTATGGCCTTCCCGTCAAGGGGGAGGCCGAGAAGACCGGCGAGCAGAGCACTGATGCCGAGATCGCCCGGGCCGCGGCCGAGGTCGCCCAGAAGGCGTACCTCGCCACCAACAAGCCGCCCCTCCGCCAGGAGGAGGCGCGCGAACTGATCCGCCGTGCTGGAGCCGACTGGCTCACAGGTGACGGACCCGACGTCAACCGCATTCCTGCTACAGAGCCCGAGGAGGCTGCATGAACCGCAACAACACGTGGCCGAATCGCTTCTGGGGCAACCTCGACGTACCGAAGACCAAGCGCGAGTTCTTCGACGCCGTCGTCACCCCGCCGCTCGAAGGCGACGCGCCCACGATCGCGACCATCCGTCTCTACGGGCCGATCGATTCGTGGGGCGGCTTCTGGGGCATCTCGGCGAAGGACGTCGGCGCGGTGCTCGACGCCCTGCCCGAGTCCGTCACGACGATCATCCTGCGCATCAACTCGCCCGGCGGTCACGTGTTCGAGGGCATCTCGATCATGAACCTCCTCGGAGCGCACCGCGCCCGTGTCATCGCGGTCGTCGACGGGCTCGCCGCCTCCGCCGCGTCGGTCATCGCCGTCGGCGCCGACGAGACGGTCATGAGTCCCGGCACGCAGATGATGATCCACTGCACCTCCACCATCGTGTGGGGCAACGCCGCCGAGATGCGCAAGGAGGCCGCCGTCCTCGAAGGTCTCGACCGCTCCCTCGCCGAGATCTACACCAACAAGGCAGGCGAAAAGGACTGGGCGGCGCTCCTCGAAGTCGAGACATGGCTTCCCGCCGCCGATGCCGTGAACGAGGGCCTCGCCGACCGCATCGCCGTCATCCCCGACGCCGGCGAGGCGGCGACCGTCGGCGACGACGAGGAGGACCTCGACGTAGTCATCGTCCTCGACGACGACGAACCCGACGACAGGGCCGCGACGAGCATCATCCGCTTCGCCGCGCGCGCCTCCGACCGAGCGGCCCTCGCCGCCCCCAAACTCCCGAGCTCGACCGAGCCGGGTGACCCCAACCGAAAGGAGAACGCTGTGGCTTACAGCGATCTGACGGCTGGCCTCCGCGATCGGCTCGGCGTGACCGATGCCAACGCCGACGACGAGACGCTGCTCGCAGCACTCGACGAGGCGCTCGAGGAGCAGCTCGACACCCCCGCGGCCCCGGCCGCATCGATCCCCGATGGCGCCGTGGTCATGGACGCCGGCCAGCTCGCCGACCTCCGTGCGCAGGCCGCACTCGGTGCGCAGGCTCGTGCCCAGCAGGAGAGCGACCGCCGCGACGGCATCATCGCCGCCGCGCTCGCCGAGGGGCGCATCGCCGCTTCCGGCCGCGAGGGCTGGCGAGCCCAGCTCGACAAGGACGAGGAGGGCATCACCAACCTGCTCGCCTCGTTCCCGGCCAACACGGTGCCCGTCGCCGAGATCGGCCGGTCCGACACGCTCAAGAGCGCCGACGAGTCGCTCTACGACGCCGCGTTCCCCACCGAGACCAAGGAGGCCTGAAATGGCTGACTACCTGCCCAAGTTCAAGCCCGGCCAGTCGGTGACGTTCACCGCCTCGGCCGACGTCATCGGCGGTCGTCTCGTCGCCGTGACCGGCAACCGCACCGTCGGCCCCGCCGGCGCGGACTCCGCAGCCGTCGTCGGTGTCGCCTCGCGTGACGCCAAGGCCGGCGAGCGGGTGACCGTGTTCACCCGGGCCGGAGGCGTCCAGCAGCTCACGGCATCCGCCGCGATCGCCGCGGGTGTCAAGGTCTCGTCCGCCGCCGCGGGCAAGATCCAGACCATCGGTGCCACCACCAACCCCATCGGCCTCGCTCTTGAGGCCGCTGCCGCCGCCGACGACGTCATCGACGTCCTGTTCATCTAAGGGAGAACACGTGTCGTACACCTACCCGGTGCAGCACCCCACGGGGACGCTCACCACGGAGCAGCTTCACGCGCTCCTGTCCAACGAACGCCTCATCGGCCGACGCGTCGCCGACCTCACCAAGATGAAGTTCATCGCGGACTACCTGCTGCCCGCGCGTTTCGACGCCACCGGCGGCGGCATCTTCTACGAGACCGGTGAGCCCGTCTTTGCCTCTGACGGACCCGAGGCGATCGAGCCGCTCGGCGAGTACCCGCTCGTCGTGCTCGAGGACGGCACGATCGTGTCCGCCAAGACCGACAAGTGGGGCCTGGACACGATCGTCTCCGACGAGAAGATCGCCCGTCAGGGCCGCGTGCCGGTCGACCGTGGCCTGCAGCGCGTCTCCAACACGATCGTGCGCTTCGTCGACCAGGTCGCGATGGCCGTCATTGCCTCCCGCGTGACGAGCACCTTCGCGTCGGTGGAGACCTGGACGACCGCCGGCGCGGCCGTCGAGGCGATCCTCACCATCCAGGCGCAGCGTGCCGAGCTCGGACTCGGGTTCGAGCTCGACACCGTCGTGCTCCGCCCCGCCCAGTACGCCAAGGTCATCGGCATGCTCATCGACGACAAGGCGCTCCCGCGAGAGTCCGGCACCACGGCGATCCAGGGCAGCCTGCCCGTCGACGCGCTCGGCCTCACCTGGGCGACCACGCCGCACTACTCCGGAACGAACCCGCTGCTGGTCGACCGCGACAACCTCGGCGGCATGGCCGACGAGAAGCTCGGCGGGCCCGGCTACGTCTCGGCGGGCGATTTCGGCGTCGAGGTCAAGTCCATCCGCGACGACGACACCGAGGGCTACAAGCTCCGCGGTCGCCGCGTCACCGTCCCCGTCGTCACCGAGCCGCTCGCCGGCGTTCAGCTCACGAACACGGGCCTCTGATGGGCGGCCCGCAGCAGAACAGCGCCGCCGAGAAGGCCGCCGCCGAGAAGGCGGAGGCCGAGCGCAAGGCCGCTGAGGAGAAGGCCGCCGCCGAGAAGGCGGAGGCCGAGCGCCTCGCCCAGGCGAAGGAGGAGGCCGACAAGGCCGCCGCCGACGCCGAGGCAGAGCGTCTCGAGAACGCCGAGATGGCCAGCAGCACCCTGCAGGTCATCGGCCCGGTGGCAGTCCTGCCGCTCAAGGCCGGCGGCGAGCGGTACGTGTACCGCGGCACCCCGGTCGGCGAGGCCTTCACCGAGGAGGGCGTCGCGCACGCCATCTCGGTCGGCCTCGTCGGCGAGCCCGGCACCAAGTAACGACAGAAGGGGGCGATGGAATGATCACGCCTGGAGACATCCCTAGTGTCACCGAGGACGTGGCCCGACGCATCATCGTCGCGGCACGTTCCATCGCCCCCTGCATCGACTCGTTCCCCGCCGACAGCGAACAGCGGAAGGACGCCATCGCGATCCTTCACGGTGTGGCTGCTGAAGTCCCCGCCCCAGGTTCCCGGCGCGTCCGCTCCCAACGCCTCGGAGCTGCGTCAGTGGACTACTGGAACGCAGACACATGGCACGCGGAAGACCGATCCTCGCTGCGATCGCTCTGCTCGACCGACGCCCCAAGCGGGATGCCCCGCGGAAGTTTCCCGGAGGCGCGACCGATCGACCGCCTGTGGCCGGAGGGCCGCTCCTCGTGAGTCGGATGAGTGGTCGCCCGAGTGGTCATCCCGGATCACCCCTCCGCACCTAAGCCGTAGGAGAAGCGCATGGCAACACTGCACAAGGGCACTCGAACGATTGAGGTGCCCGAAGGAACGGTCCCCGACTACATCGTTCAGGGATGGAATCGCCCCGCCGCCGACGGACACACCGCCAGCGGCCCCCGAAGGAAGCAATCCAAGCCCCGGGCCCGCAGTGCCCGCAAGCCGAAGGAGCCCACCAGTGGATCTCCCGCAGACAGTGACGCGGCAACGTCGTCGAACGGTTCCGAACCCGTACAACCCTGACTCTCCGATCCCTGGCAGCTGGGACGAACCTCTTGATGAACAGTCGCTGCCCGGGAGCTGGATCTCATCGTCGAGCAGCATCGCGCCGGCAAGCGCTACCCGCTCCCAGATCATCACGGCCAAGAGCCTGTTCTGTTCCGATCCATCGGTAGACGTGCAGGCGGGCGACCGGATCATCGCGCCGGGCGGTCCGTACTACGTCCACGTGCGCCCAGAGGCGGACGTCCACCCGTTTACCGGATGGCAACCGCCCGTGGAGATCCCGCTCGAGCTCTCGGAGGGCTGACCCGTGGCCGTGAAGTTCAACAACGCGTTCTTCGAGGAACTCAGCCGCTCTCCGGCCGTCACTCAGTTGTGCGTCGGCGTGGCCGAGACGATCGCCGCCGACATCCGCACCACGGCCCCGGTGGATTCAGGCGACTACGTCGCCGGTATCAAGGTGCGCGTGAAGCAGCAGCGACGGTCGGTTGCCCTGGTCGTCGGGACAGACAAGAAGACGATGATCATCGAGTCGAAGACGGGCACGATGGCGCGTGCTCTGCAGCGGGCGAAGAGGCGTGGTCGTGGTTGAGCCGATCATCCACACCAACCTCGAGCTGTTCCTCACGTCCTGGTTCCGGGCTGCGCTGGAGGCGCGCCCGGAACCGGTGACCGACGACGTCGAAGTCGATCGGGTCGAGCGCGAGCCGCTCCCCGAGAAGCTCGTCGTCATCCGCGACGACGGCGGCCCCGATGACTGGTTCCTGACCGGCGAACGGTCGGTCGGGGTGTCTGTGCTCGCGGGAACCAGAGAGAACCCGGATCCGGCCAAGGTCATCGCGGCGATCTGCTCGGCTCTCGCGTGGACGATCCCGAGCACCGACCCCGGCAACCCTGTCTCAGCGGTCCTCGGAGTGACAAGTCCCGTCATGGTCCCGGAGTCCGCTGAGCGCGCACGGGTGTATCTCGTGCTCAACCTGGCCGTCGTCGGGCGGCCGCTCTAGTCCAGTCCACAACAACACCCACACCCTCAGGGGTCATCACATGAAGGAGAACAGTCGTGGCCGATTCCCAGGGCAATGACATCACTACGGTCGGGATCCCGATCACCGGCAACGTCGGGCTTGGCCCGTTCGGAACCGACCTGCCGACTCCGGTCGAGGGCGCCGACCCGGACGTCGTCCTCGAGGCGGCGATCAAGAAGCTGGGCCTGCTGAAGACCGATGGCGGCCCGCAGATGGCGTGGGCTGCTTCGGGGGACCCGATCGAGTTCTGGCAGGACGGCTACTCG